CACATGACTGGCGACCACGTCATCTGGATTGATTTCGGCATCTTCCACCTCGCGGATGTCAACGAGCGGCACGTGCAGCAGCTGCTGGCGAAGGTCGAGCAGTCACCTCCTGACAGAATCACGCTTCCGGGGATCTGGCCGCTTGACGGTCGCCCTACGATCAACTTTTTGTCGCCAGCGTGGTACGTGGCTGGGGGCGTGGTCGTCATGCCGCCACGACTGGCGGACTGGTTCCACGAGACTGCCATGTGCTACGCCACGCTGCAGCTAGAGCAAAGCGGCAGAACAACGTGGGAAGTCAACACGTGGTCTGCGATTTATCGTGACCACCCAGAGAAGTTCCACGTGTATCAAGCTGACCACAACGCCACGCTCTTCACGGGATACCTGTCGTGAGAATTTCGGCGATTGTCACCACCTATCGACGCTTCTGGAAGTGCTGCAGGGCAATCGACTCGATCCTTGCACAGACGCATCCTGTAGACGAGGTGGTGGTTGTCGATAATGGCTCGCCGGAACCAGAGTATCACTCGCTGCATGACCGCTACGCGGATACTGCGGTGCCAATCACCGTTGTGCGGCTGTCACGTGGCACGCACACGCAGGAACCACTGCGCGACGACGCCGGGCGGGAAATTTCCATCGCGTGTCGAGACACCACAAACGTCGGATTTTGCCTCGCGCGTGGCGACTGGTTCGCGATGTGCCACGATGACGACGAGTGGATGCCACACCGCATCGAGCGGCAAGTGCAGGCAATGCAGCGGCATCCAGAATGCCTGCTTTTTAATGCCAGCATCATCAACAGAACCGAAGACGGTTGCGTTCACGGCATACACCACGACTACTACGGGCCGCACGGAGTGCAAGCGTCAGAAGGCGTGACAGACGTGACTGGGTGCGTGCCGCACTTCAACCCGATGGCAGTGTCAGCCCTGCTTTTCTCCAGAAAGCTGACAGACGCGCTCGGCGGGTGGCAGCACTGGGTGCCAGACGATCTTGGCATGGCTATGCGACGGCTGGCGGCGAGTGACTGGGATTTCTACCGGCGTGCTGCCACTACAACGCGACTGCTACGCCTAGACGAGCCGCTTGTCTACTACGAAGTCGGCAACGTCAAGCACGAGGGGCATATGAGCTATGCCTAAAGTCGGCATTTACGCTCTGGCACAAAACGAGGCAAAGCACGCCGCCGCGTGGGCGGAATCATGTGCGGATGCCGATGTGCGGGTAGTGACCGACACGGGCTCGACCGACGGCACGCAGGGTATCCTCGTGCAACAGGGTGTGACGGTGTGCAACGGGTACGTCTGCCCGTGGCGTTGGGACGACGCCCACAACCTGAGCCTCAACCACCTGCCGCCCGACATCGACATCGCCATCCGGCTGGATCTGGACGAGCGAATCCTGCCCGGCTGGCGGGAGGCTGTCGAAAGAGCGTGGACGGGCGATGTGAACAACCTCCGCTACCGCTACGCCTGGTCGCTCAAGCCAGACGGGTCTCCGGGTCTGGTCTTCTACTGCGACCGGGTGCATGCCAGGCATGGCTTTCGGTGGGCGCAGGCAACGCACGAGGGGCTGATGTGCTGGACGGGAGACAAAGTGCAGGCAATCGCCGAGGGGCTTGAGGTCCACCACCACCGCGAGCCCGGCAAGGTCCACAAATCCGACCTGACGCTATTGCGGGTGGCGGTTCGAGAGGCACCAGGAGACGCTCGTGCCCAGTGGTATCTGGCACGTGAGATGAGCTACGCCGGGCTGCCCGAAGCCGCTGCGGAGTTCTTGGCGTATCTCAAGATGCCAGGCGGGCAGGCGACGGAGCGTGCCTACGCCCGCCGGTATCTCTATCTTGTGACGCAGGACGAGCGGCAGCTGCACCAGGCGACCGAGGAATGCCCCGGAGAGCCTGACGCTTGGGAGGCGTTGTCGCTGGCCCGCTACCGCCAGCAGCGGTGGCAGGAGTGCTACGAGTTCGCCACGCGAGCTATAGAGGCAGGCGACCCCGGCACCCATGCCACAGACCCTGATGCCAAAGGCCGGGCGTATGACCTCGCCAGCGTCTCTGCGTGGGAGCTAGGCAAACGTCCCGAAGCCCTCACGTTGGCACGGCAGGCGGCGACAATGCTGCCGGCGGACGTTCGCATACGGCAAAACGTCGCCGCCATGGAGCGACATACCGATGGCTTCGTATCTGCGTGAGATCGCCCAAGGCGTAGCCGATGGCCTGGACGCCGCCACGTTCGCCTCTGTGGCCACGCAGCCTACGGTGGAGCGTCGCAACTGGGCTCGGGTCGATGCGGCTGACATGGCCGATCCGGTGGTGTTTGTGACGCCCGGCCAGGCCGACACACAACGCATCAGCCGGGGCGTGACGCAGGTCGACTACCAGGTACTCGTCTACATCGGCCGGCGTGTGGAGACTGAGGCAGACGCCGACGACATGCTGGATCTCGCCGACGAGATCCTGCTGTATGTCCGGGCGCACTCATGGGGCGAGCAGGTGCAGTTTCCAGAAGACGTCACAAGCCCGCAGACGGTGTCGATTGCAATCAACCCTGACGACGCCCTGAATGAGCGTAACGTGTGGCGGGCTGTCATCACGGCGAGCTACCGGGTGTTTCAGGCGGACGAACTGCCGGAGGCGTAGTGGCACGCTTCAAGGGCAAGACCAAGTTCAACTGGGACAAGCCGGGGCTCAAGCGGCTCGTCGGCGAAGCAGCCGCCAAGGCACTGCAAAACGCCGGCATGGACTGCCGCAGGTCGGTGCAGCGGCAGATGGTTGGCAGCTCGACTCCCAGCGGTCGCCGGCCGCGAAAGAATCCGGTCTTTCGGCAGTACGGCACGAAGGACGGCATTCCGCTGGTTGGGGCTATCTACCGCGTCGCCAGGGAAGACAAAGTTTCGTCATGGGCGCCGATGGCGTTCCTGCGAAACGACATACAAACGGATTACGACAACACCACCAAGTCAGTGGTCATCGGCCCGTCAAAAGAGCCGTGGATCAACCAGTTGCATGAGTTCGGCGGCACGGTACATGTGTACGTCAACCACGGCCAGTACCCGTCGAAGACGTTCAGACGCCGCAAGCTGCCACGAAGTCTGCAGGGGAAAAACGGTGCGTACGTGGGCATGCTGTCCAACGTGCCGTACGGGACAAACAGCACGTACATCGGCACCCGCAGCGTCAACGGGCGCGGCTACATGGAGATCGGGCTGCAAGCCATGATCCACCGCATTCCGAGACAGTTTCAGGACACCATCCGCAGCAGCGGTGGAAGTCTCGGACGCTGACGCCACACCCCCTCAAGGAACGCTGTTGGCAGTCGTAGTTTGGCGACATCCCCCCCGGAGGATCGCCAGACATGCCTTTTACCATCGTGCTCGGCAAAGACGTCACCATCTCTGGTGTCGCAAATGCCCGCAGCGTCACCGTCTCGTCCAGTGCGTCGGAAATCGACGTCACCAAGTTCGGCGACACGGCTCGGAAGTTTCGCCGAGGCTTGATTGAGCAGACCGTCGAGGTCGAGTGCATCGATTCCCCCGGCGTGTCTGCCGGCGGCACGTTCACTCTCGGCGGCACCGAGACCGGCGATGTGACGTACGTCGTCACGAGCGTCGCCCAAGACCAGCCGCTCGACGACATCATCACTTTCTCCGTTTCTGCCCGCCGCGTCACCGGCCCAGCCTAACCAGGAGCAACACGACACATGGCGATTACGCTCGGCCGCAACGCGGCCACCGCGCCTCCGGTCGGAGGCAACATCATCTCGGCCGTCTATACCTCCGAGTGCGACACGATTGACATTTCCGACCGCACCACGGGCCAGTACCGCGCGACCGCGGCCGGGTTCACCACGAATATGTGGGAGATCGAGTGTCACGATCCCGCCAACCTCATGACGGAACTCGGCACGGTTGAGACGTCTGGATGGCAGGTCATGTCGGTCACGGAAAACATCACGCTCGACGGTGCCGTCACGTATCAGGTGACGCTCAAGGAAGTGTCGTAGTGCATGGCCACCATCACGCTGGGACGCAATTGCACTCTCACGGCCGGGGATCACTCGGCCGGCGTCCGTAACGTGACGGCCACCGAGACGACGCAAGAAATCGAGGTGCGGCCATACGGCTCACGCGAGATCCATTCGTACACCACGGGCTACAGCGTCGAGGTGCAGGTCGAGACGATTGACGGCGATTTCGTGGATGCGGCGGTGACAGCGTGCGAGGCAGGTGATGAGGTGGAAGTAAGCGGCACCGGTTTCGCGTTCACGGGCGTGGTGACAAACGTGACGAACAACCAGCCGCTCGATGACGTGTGTTCGTACACGATCACGTTCAAGAAAACGGGGAGCTACAGGTGAGAGAGTTCCGAGACGATCAGGGTAGGCCGTGGCAGGTGGCGTTGACTGTCGCAGCAGCCATGAGGGTGAAGGATGCAGTCACGGTGGAAGTCGACGGCGAGAAAAAGCCGTTTGACCTGGTCGACGTTGCCAGCATCTCGCAGACGATGCAGGTGCTGCGTGGGCAATACACCACGATTGCAGAGACGCTCTACGCCATCCTGCAGCGGCAAGTCGCCGACAAGAAGCTGACCAAGGAGGATTTCCTTGACGGCCTGCGTGGCGATGCACTCGACGCTGCGGCGAAGGTACTTGAGCAGGAGCTAGTCGATTTTTTCCCGCTCCGGCTGCGACGAATGGTCGGCCTGCTCGCAGCCAAGATGGACGAGGCAACGACGGAACTGCTGCAACGGGCCGAGGAAGCGATGGCAGCGGCGACGACGAGCGACCTGCTTGCTCAGTCTGGAATGCCATCTGGGCAGCCGCAGGCATCATCGGCGTCTACCCAGGAGAGTGGACCTTCCGACAACTCGCCGCAGCCCGCGATGGCCGCTTAGAGGCGGACTGGTGGCACACCAGCAACTTGATGGCCCAGTTCTATAACGCAAACAAACCCAAAGAGAAGCCGACGGTCGACGCCTACAAGTTTCACCCTTACGCGAAGAAACCACGGCCCAAGGCCAGGCAGGCGACGCCGGAAGACCTAAAGAGATTATTCGGAGGCTGACAAATGGCATCTGCCGGCGGCATCCGAATGGGCAAGGTCTTCGTCGAGATCGGCGCAGACTCCGCGAAATTCTTTGCCGAAGTCAACCGCATCAACAAGCAGGTTGGCAAGATCGGCGCGTCGATGTCGAAGTTCGGCACTCAGATGATGGGAATGGGTGCCCTCATCGGGGCGCCCGTCGGCTTGGCGGTGCGGCAGTTCGCCAAGTTTGACGACGCCATCCGAGCGACGGCCGCCGTAACAGGCTCGCTCGGGCCGCAGGGTGCCGCAGCGTTCGCCATGCTGAACGACAAGGCACGCGAGCTCGGCGCCACAACCAGCTTTACGGCGGTTGAGGTCGCCAACCTGATGACGGAACTCGGGCGTGCTGGCTTCAAGCCGGACGAGATCAACGCCATGACCGGGGCGGTGCTCGACCTGGCACGGGCCACGGGCACTGACGCGACGCGATCTGCCGGCATCATGGCGGCCACATTGCGTCAGTTCGGGCTGGGCGCCGAGGAGGCCGCCAGAGCTGCGGACGTCCTCACGTACACCGCCAACAACACCTTCAACACCGTTGACAGTCTCGGCGAATCGCTCAAGTACGCCGGTCCAGTCGCCAAGAGTCTCGGCATGTCGCTCGAGGACACGGCGGCGATTCTCGGCGTTCTTGGCAATGTCGGCATTCAAGGAAGCGAAGCCGGCACGGCGTTGCGGCGGTTGAGCGTGATTTCGGCAGGCACAGGCGAAAAGCTCAACAAGCTGTTTGGCATCGACAACATGGACGCCGCCGGCAACCTGAAGCCGCTCGTGCAGATTCTCGACGAAATCAACACTGCAACCACATCCATGCCGGTTGCTGAGCGAACGGCCAAGATGGCTCAGGCGTTCGGGCTGCTTGGCATCACGTCTGCCAACGTGCTGTCGCAGACCGCCGGAGGCGTGCGGAATCTTCGCGCTGGCTTAGACACAGCGGCCGGCACTGCCAACAACACTGCCAAGGCTATGGATGCCGGACTAGGTGGTGCATTGCGTATCATGCTGTCAGCCGTAGAGGGCACCGCCCTGGCGATCGGCGACGCACTGGCGCCATCATTGATGAACGCCGTGAACTTCATGGAGCGCGCATCAACTGCTGCAACGGCGTTCGTCAAGGCTAATGGCGATGTAGTGCTGTCGGTGGCGGCTGGAGTGCTCCAGTTCTCTGCGATGGGCGCCGCACTGTTTGTCGTCGGCAAGGGGGTGGCGGCAGCCAGTGCTGTTTTCGGCACTTTGCTATCTGTCGCTGCGGGTGTCGCTGCTGCGTTCATGGGTGTCGTGACGACACTTGCCGGAATCCTTGCAGCTACAGCGTCTGCCATAGTCGGTATCGTGTCCTACGGCGCGGCCAGCGTCGCGGCAGCCGTGGCGTCTGGTGCGGCATGGTTGCTCGCCAACAGCTTGATACTCGTGCAAATTGGTCTGCTTGGGCTGGCGGTTGCGGACCTGTTTCGCTACCTCGGCGGCGTAGAGCTTGTCTCTGATGGCATCGCAGGTCTTGCCGCAACCGGGCGAAATGCCATTGGCGTGCTGTCGCAAATCGGCGTCATTGGCCGCGAAGCGTTTGCGTCAATCTACGAATCCATCATGGCAGGCAACCTCGAAGGCGCAATGTCTGTCGCATTGCGAGGCATGGAAGCCGCCTTCCGCACGTTCTCTGCCAATTTCATGAACATGGTCGACGAGTGGGGCGCTAATCTCGTTAACGCCTTTGACTACTGGATCAGCAACATCCCATTTTTGCGTTTTGCGGCGTTCGACAAGTTTGAGTTCTCTCTGTTTGGCTCAAGCGAGAATGCGCAGACACCGGGCCAGCGTGCGGAAGAGCGATTGCGGAAGGTGCGTGAGAACACGCAAGAGCGAAATACTGGGCTGAAGGACGCTAGCCAGCGGTTTCAGTCCGAGTTGGGCACGCAACGGACGAGAAACGTCCTGATGTCGCAGACAAACGACGTCATCGGTGGTGTCGAGGCAGCCAAGACACTGGACGACCTTCGCTCAATCGCCGACGAGTTCTTCACGCTCAAATCCATGGGCGGCGTGTCTCCAGAGCAGGAGAAGCGATACATGGACGCCGCCAATCAGGCGGCTGAAAAGCTGACGCCGACAGCAGTAGGCGAAGAGTCGCCAGCCGCCACAAAGAAGCCACAAGTCGAGAGCCCAGAAGAACGCGCCCAGAGGCTCGCCGAGGAGCGTATGGCTTTGCAGGACCAGATCTCTCGCCAAGCAGAGACCGTCGGCACGTTCTCTGCGCAGGCTGCGTCTGGCATGGGCTTTGGCGGCACAGTGTTTCAAGAGCAGCTAAAGGAACTCAAGGCGATCCGCAAGGAGCTTGAGGAAGACATCAAAGACGAGGTTTTAGCCTGATGCCCGTCACATTCGTCGAAGACAACGAGTCACGTTCCGCCACGATCGTCCGCAAGGGGCTGCGCGGCGACTCGACCTATACGAAGTCATGGAAGGCATTTGGCACGAGCGACGACAGCGAACTGCACCTGGCGATCAACACGCAACTGTCACAGCTCTACGGCTGGCAGTATCCGAATCAGCCGGGCGCGCAGCTGTGGGTCGAGAGCTATACCGTCAGCTACTTGGGCGACGAGGCGTGGCAGGTCACGGCCAATTACAAGAAGACTGGCATCGAGAACGACGAGCAGCGCGATCCGCTGAAGCGGGCGCGGCACTTTGACACGACCGGCGGCACGCAACACAAGACGCAGGCCGAGGACGAGATAGCTTACGGAACAAATCCCCCAAACCAGTACAAAGCCATCGGCGTGGACGGTGACAGCGTCTCTGGCGTGGACATCGTCGCACCGGCGCTGCAGTGGACCGAGGAGTACGAGGTGCCGGCGAGCTACGTCACCGCCGGGTACATCAAGGAAGTCGCTCGCTTGACTGGCACCGTCAACAATGCGTCATTCCGCACGTTCGCCACTGGTGAGGTGCTGTTCGTCGGCTGCACCGGCTCTCAGGAGTGGGACGACCAGCGCGGCCACGGGCCGTGGAAGCTCTCATACAAGTTCGTTGCCAGTCCGAATGCAGGATCGGGGCAGACGCTGCCCGCAATCATCGTCGGCGGCATTTCAGGCATCGAAAAAAGGGGTCATGAGTACATGTGGGTGCGTTATGAGGCCGAGTCTGACAGCGCGTCAAAGACGCTTCTCAAGCGCCCGAAGTACGTGTACGTCAACAAGGTCTACCGGGAAGCAAGCTTCTCCGGCCTCGGAATCGGGGTGGCCTGATGGCTCGCTCCGACGGCCGGATCGAAAAGGGGCAATCGCTCCGCTCGGCTATTTCGGCCCGTGCGTGGAACCGGGCGCAGGACGCCGCCGACCTGGTCCTCGGCGCGCAGCCGGGATTTGAGGCCGACGGCATCCGTGGCCCCGCAGCGCCTTACACGGCAGTGTATTGCAAGGCATCAGCCGACGTCGACCGCTGGGGCGTGCTGGCGATCTCTGGCATGGAATCGACGCCTAGCGGTCCTGCCGGGCAGTTCCACGAAATGCCCGTGCTACAGGGCTCCACACCAACAACTGGCACGACGGCATTCTGCGTCGCTGTAGAGCCGATCAAGTCAGGCAGCCTCGGGAAAGTAGCCGTCGCCGGCGTCGTGCAGGTCAAGCTCGACGTCAAGAGCGAAAGCCACCAGTACGCCAAGTGCAAGGCCAGCGTCGTCGAGCTTGAGACGGCGTCGAGCGGCGAAGCATTTATTCTGTGGAAGGAATCTGGCACCGGGGCCGGGAAGTGGGGGCTGGTGCGCGTCGGATCTCA